TATTTTACTCATTTTTTTTGATTTTTTTTGATTTTAAAAAATATGGACACTCAGTATTTCCAAGTGCCCATGTCGAACTTTAATTAGAATGGTAATTCCTCATCAACGTTATTATTTGTTTGAGGGTCTTCAACTTGATTAATTGATTTTGATCCACCCAAAGAAATTTCAGATTCACTACTATTGGAATAAATGTATTTTCCCGCATCAGTATCCCATCTTGGGGTTTCTCCTTTAGCAATTGATTCAAGATACTCAACAGGTTTTTTGGAATATACATCCTCCCAAGTTAACTCATTATTAATCCAATCATTAGATGTCTCAGTATCAGTATGTGTTGGTGTTGGATCATCATACATAACCGTTTGAATTACGGTATATGTTGCTCCTTTTGGAGTCTTTGCCTTTGTAAGTTCAAGGATTAAGTCACGACCATTATCAGAGTCAGTAACATCACCTTTTGCCTTCCAAATTGGAATAATTTTATCAAGTATTCCTTCTTGTTTGTAATTGTGTTTAAATCTCCAAAATTTAACACCGTCAGATTCGTTATCACGATCAATTACTTTAACAATATAAAACTTACGTGATTTGTATTGTGTTGCTAATTGTTTGTCGGATTCACGACCTGTTGAAATCAACTCTTCATAAACCTCATTTAAAGGTGAACGTTCGTTGTCATTTTTTGCCGGATCATAGAACTTTTGCCATTTACCGTCAACATTAATTTCATGGAACCATACCTCTTTAAAAGGTGATGACCCATCTGTTGTAGGTAAAATACGGATTGTTCTCTGACCTTGTTTTTCGGTATCCTTAAGGATTGCTGCGAAATACTTTTTCATTCTTTCTTCTTGTGTAAATTTTGAAGTGGAAGAAGAACCACTTTGTTTTGAACTCTCATACTGAGCCAAAACCGCATCAAAGGAATTGTTTGTCGCCATTGTTTGTATATTTTTTAAAAGTTTATAATAGAAAGTATAAGTTAAATAAAAATAGTAGTCAATAAGGTAAGTAAAAATATATAGAGATTTTTATTAAATAATTAATATATTACATCATTTCATCTTGGTCTTCGTAGTCATTAAAACTACCTTTAATTTCATTTGGGGAAAATTCTTCAACATCATTAGTTGTTAAAACATATTCATTTTTTCCAGATTTTTCCATTTCTCCCATTTTGTCATCAAAAAAATCACTTAATTTTTGATTAAAAGGTCCAGAATCTAAACTTCTTAATTCTAATTTTTCTTCAGGAGTTTTTGGTCTTATTTTTTCAATTTTTGATTCCAAACTATTTACCGTATTAACTAAATTATCCATTTCACCTAATTTAGTCTCAAGAGTATTTAATTGATTAAATAAATTATTAAAATATTCTTCTTGTTTGTCAGCAAATGTTTTTTGTGTGTTAATTAAATCGGTAATATCAAGTTCTTCGGTTTCATTTCCAACTTCTTCCACATCAGGATCATTTTTAATATCAACTGGTTGAGGTGTTGGTTCGGTTGGAGGTGGAGGAGCAACCTCTCCACCCGGAGGTGGTGGTAATTCTCCACCCGGAGGTGGTGGTAATTCTCCTCCCGGAGGTGGTGGTAATTCTCCTCCCGGAAGTGGAGGTAATTCTTCACCCGGAGGTGTTTCTTGTTCTAAGATATATTTATTGATATTTTTATATCTTCTAATTTCTTCTAATATTTTTTTATCTATTGACATATTAACCGTTTAATAATTGTTTTATTCCAGATTTTGTTTCAACTTGGATTTTTTTATGTGTATTTAATGTATTGTCCACACGTTCAATCAGTCCATCCTTCATTCTTATTGTGTAACAATCTCCGGTATCTAAATCACACACCTCTTTAAATCCATTACCATTATCTTTTTCTGTTACTCTTGTGTTTTTACCAAGATAGTTATCTAAAATTAATTTTGTGTTCATAGTTTTTTTATTATAAATATCTAATAAAACAAAAAAAACATTTTAAGGTATTGATTTAACAATATTAAATGACTCTCTAAATTTATTTTCAATTGTTTTTTTATTTTGTTCAGTCATTTTATCATAAACACTGTCAGGTTGGTTAACCGGCCATCTTAATATAAATGCTTTACTAAGAGCTGTTATTTGTTCGTCAGTAGTTGTTAATGGTTGATTTGAAATAAATGATAGTTTTTCTTTAAATTTACTTATTACAAATTTTACGAAGAACTCATCACTCCTAAATATTGCAAGTGGTATATTTTGTGTTGATCCTTGGTTTACACAATAATATTTGTTTTCCATCAAAAATGATGACCCCCCATAAGCAACATCTAACCTTATTGATCCGTAATTATAACCATATGCCTCAAATTTATCAGATTTATAAGAATTGATATACATCACAGAAAATATAAATGCCAACATTAAAGTTTGATTTTCTGTCGTGATGTTAGCACTTATCATTTCCTTTTTAATTAATTCAATAGAATTTTTTAATGTTATTTTAGTAATAGTAGGGGTTTCAGTTGTATAGTTTGTATAAGAACTATTTAAATTATCCGAACAATTTTGATTTGGGGTTAAAGAACCATTACCATTATTTGTATTGTTAATAATATCATTTTGTTCTTGTAATATATTTTCGGGAGAATCTAGTTTAGCGGTTTCATCTTTTTCTATTTGTTCTTTAATTGATAATAATATTGTGGTACTTAACGATTGTAAAAATTTATCTATTGCCGGAATACTATAAAATGGTTGTCTTTGTCCTTCAAACTCAGTATCAAAACCAGTATCACTTATTCTATGACTAACTTTCGTAATCATATATGGACCACTAAACATAGGTACGTTTCTTAAGTTAAAATACATCATTGGTTGAATCATTGCATTACCCAACATATCAATACTACACTTATAACTTCTATTTCTATATAAGTTATAAAGAGATACGCTCTGTGTTGATTCACTTCTGTTTCTATTTAAATTAGCCATCTGATTTAATACTTCTAAACTTTCTGTTGTTGGAAGTCCAGGGTCTTGACTTACATCAAATTGTTTAAATATTTGTTGATTTTGAGGTCCTATATCAACATTAAACCCAACAACCTTATTTGATTTATCCCAATCTGTTTTTCCGTTTAAATTGTCAAGTAATGGATTATCACTTGATCTTCTTAAATCAAAAGCATCGTCTCTAAAACGATAATCCACATTATCATTTAATGCTAAATGTTCACTAGGTTTATTGGCATATAAACATAAAAATTTTGATGTTGTATCCCGATAATCTAATGTTAAAAATGTTCCAAATAAGGAATTTGCAAACTCTAATGTCCCTTCAGGATTTGGTGTTGGGTTTTTACTAACGTTTTGTACATTATAAAAATTAGCGTACGCCGGCATAGTAAAGTATGTAAAATTATTTTGAGTTAAAATAGTTGTTACCATATCCACCATTTTATTATTATGGTCACCATATTCTATTAATTCTTTTACTTTAAAAATGTCGGCATATATTTTTTGACCAACATCTCTACTTGCTCTATCGAACAATAAAATGTCTTCAAATAGTGTTTTTGTTTTATAGTCATTACCTGAAATAAATTTGTCATTTATAGATTTAAATGTGTCCCATATTTCATATCTTGTTTGTTCTCCCTGTAAATTAGATTTAACACTATTTCTATCAGGAGTAACTATTACGTTTGGTAATTTATTTCTTAATCTTGTTAATTCTAAATCAAGTACTGTATCAATATAATCTTCATTTTTGTTTAAATAATCATTCATTAAAGTATAAAACTCAATTTTAGTTATATTATTTTTTTTAAGTTTCTGTGTTGCATAAATTTTTATTATCGGAGCAAACTGAATAACATTTTTTTCGTTAAATTGAACGTCTAAATCAATAAAAAAATCTGTAATATATGATCCATTGTTTTTATATTTTAATTGAGGGATTTCTGAAAACCCAACATAAGTCTCTAATGCTTTCCAAGTAACCGGATTATTTGTTTTTGATTGTAATAAAGTAACAGGACTTAATAATCCAGTTGGTAAAGTGTTTGGTGATGATTGTTTATATCCTTGATATGTATATGGATTCTCAATATATTTATTTGAAAAAGTATAAAATAATTTTTTATCAAAGTTTGACGGGTTACCATATTTCATCACAACCTCATAATCCATAAATTTAGTTAAATAAGATTTAAATGCGGTAATTTGACTATTTTGTATTTCTGAAACAATGGAGTCACCATTTGTTGCTGTTGGTGCCGGAATTTTCATCATTGTTCTCATTAACAATTGGAAATTTTTACACATTTTTTCACTTTCTGTCTCTTCATCTGTTACAGATGTAATTAACGTGTCATAATCATATACCGATCTACCAAAATTTAAAAACTCTATCTCTAAAATGTCCAAAATATTTTTATCAAATGATGTAAACATTTCATCCAATTTAGAGTAATCACCTATATTCCCATTTATTGAGAAATTTTGTTGTGTTGTACCACTATTATAAATTTCTTTTAAATAACTGTCAGGACTTGGGGGAACGACTTTATTATTATTGAAATACCCATAATTTGGTGCTTTCCAAAATAATCTTACAGAACCATTATACATTGAATTATTCCCTGAAACCTCTGTTTTAATAGTTCCATTTATTCTAAAACACTCATCTTTAGTTTGATTTATTATTCCCCCAAATGAAGGAAGGGGGTAAATAGAAGTTTGATCAGTTGTTTTTACATAACAAGACCAAGGTGTTAATGTTAATGAACGTGTAACATTAGGAAAATCAAACCCATTAGATTTATTAATTAAAGAACCAGTTGTTTTAACCATTCCTAAGTTTGTATTTAATGCAGATTGTATTTCCGAACTGACATATCCAACAGCGTTAACATTAGTCAAAATAAAATTAAATGTTGGACCAAAAAGACCTACAGTAATTGTTGTACCATTTGGTAATTGATTAGGGGTTATTATATATCTACCAACACCCCCAGTTGTTCCACTTATCTGAGAAACTATTGTTGTACCATATTGTAATGAACCACCAGATAGTGTCATTCCACTAATAATTTCATTTCCGTTTATTGTTAATACTTCTAATTGATTATTATTAACTATTGCACAAGTACCCCCAATTGGTACTACACTATCAAAAACAACTTTTCCTTGATAAAAAACATTAAAATCATCTATTGTTTTTGGGTAAAAACCATTATTAATAATTGTTTTTACATAATTGATTCCAAGAACATTTGTTGTTATATTACCCTCTAATATAATTTCTTGTGGTGAACCATCAATAGTAACATTATAAGATTTTGTTGTTGCACTATTAACGGGGTCGTAATTATATGAATAATTAAAATTGTTCCAAACTTCGGTTAAAATATCATTTCCGGTTTCAACCCAAGTTTTGTATCTATGCCAAAGTGATCCATATTTTAAAATCCAAGCGTGTGGTAATCTATGTATTGCACCAAATTTTTTAATTGTTGATATAATATAACTTAATTCATTTGTGGAATTATTAGTATCATCAAGTAATTTGTATTTTTCTTTTAATGTTGCTAAAGGTAAACTATTTAAAAATAGATAAGCCGCCAATTTATATGGGGAAGAATCTCCACTATTATATCTAAAATTATAAACTCCTTTTTGAATTGCATTTATAAAATAGGGGGTGTTCAACATTGAAGTTGTTTGTTCCTCTATTAAATTGTCTGTATAATTTTTATAAAAAACATTTCCTTCTGTTATGTATTGATTTTTAATTTGTCTATTTTTATAAAATAGTTTTAAATTACCATTTATAATTGATTGATTAAAAATGTCATCAGTATAATTAAAATTAGTTATTGGTTTTATAATTTTATTTTCAGTAAAATTAACAATTGATTTATTATTTAAATCATATTTTAAAACATCAGAAGTCTTATATACCAATTCTGTGTTTTTTATTGTCGTACCGTTTGCTAAATAATTGTTGTCCCAAGATAAATTAGTTATTGGGTACAAATCACATATGTCATATTTTTCAATTACATTGTCAATCCCAACATATTTTTCAACTAATTCCGTATTTTCTATTCCAACATTTGGTTGGGATATTTCATTAATTAATATCTTAGCATCTAAAAGATCAAATGAACTTAATGTTTCATTTTTAATATATGGTGTATTAAATTCTCCTCTAATAAAATTTTGCCAAGATATTCCCTCTCCTTGATTTGAGATATGTCTTAAAAATCCTCCATAGACTCCTGAATTAATATTATATTCTTTTAATTTTTTAGTTAGATATGGGTTGTCATCACCTAACGCTTTTATAATGTTAATAACTTCTGACTCGGCAGAATAAAACTCCATATTATATAATTTTGAAGAGTCTCTAGACATTAAACTATAAAATGAATTTAACATTAATCTTTCATATATTTCATAAAAAAATTTTACTTCTTCTGTGTTTTGAAATACTTGATTATTAATTGGAAATTCAATAGCATTAAAACTTAATCTTTCAGGTTTTGTTAATCCATTATTAATATATTCAGGATCCGGAATTGGGGTTTCTCTTTCTGTATATGCCTTTATAAATTCTTCAACAAACTCGACTTCAGGCCATATTTCAGGTATAAAAGCGTTTATTTTTCCCGATAAAACCGGATCACCAGGATATTTTAATTCATATTTTTCCCCACCATCGTTTTTTGTATTTTCAACAATTAATTGTGGCCAAGGATATATTGGGGTATTTTCTTCACCATCGTTTTTTACGTCAACACTAGGGACCGTTGAATTACTACCAAATACGGCATCTTTTCTATATTTATCTTCCCTTAAATTCCAAGCCTTTGTATGTACATCATCCATCAGACGTAAAAAAGCTTCCCCTTGAGCAAAAAATACTGCTAAAATATTCCTCATTGTTGGTTCAAAACCAATACCAGTTGACGTATTACTCATTTGATCCGCTAATTGTGCGGTTAAAGATTCTTCAATTTTTTGTCTGTTTATTTGATATTTTTGTTGCATTACTTTTGTTTGATTTAAAAAGTAACCTTTACCATCAAATTGAAAATTTTTATTTTTCTGAAATTCGATTTCTAATGTTTTTGTAAAAGCGGAAACTTCGGATGGAATTCCGGGTAATTCTTTATTTGTTCTTAACAAATATGTTTTATTAATGTTGATATCAATAAACTTTGATTTAGTGTAACAAGTATTTAATTCAATTTTGTTCGGAATATAATTTGGTTGATTTAAACCTAATGTTTTATTCTTTTCAAGTGCAAGATTAAATTTTTTGATTATTCCATCAAGTTCATTTAGTGGTGCGGATTGTTTTGTAATATCGTCCCTGTATTCTTTTTTCCATTGGTATATTATTTCTTCACTATCTTTAAGTACAAAAATATTATTCACATCTAAATATTGTTTTACCCAAGAATCAGGGGTATAATAAAAAACATACCCATCATATTCGGTTAGTTGGGTTGTGTAATCTGTTAAATCATTTAAAACATTTAAGTTAGTTTTTTTAAAACTATCTATTATATTTTTAATAAACCTATCTAACCTATACTTTAATTGTTGTATTGTTATTTCAGGGAAATTATCATTAATTAATCCTTTTGATTTATATTCAGAATATAATTCTTTCATTTTTTGATATCCCTCACTTGCAAATGTTTTTTTAACGGGTATCGAATTATTAGTACTATTATTTGGTTGGATTTGTTTTGTTGTAACAATTGACTTGTACATTAATGGTGTTCCCATCATGGCTCCAAAAGTAACATGAGACATAATTGTGTATTTATATGTTTTCAGTTCTAATTTTACCCTAAAGTTACCAGAACTTGGATCAAATGAAGATCCAAATTTTTCTAACATTAATGGTATTCTAATTGCTTTACCCAAATATCCTTTTATGGTTAAATGAAAAAGTGGGTATGGGAATTGGAAAAATGCTGCGTATGGAGAATTATTACCACCTTCAAACAACGATCTTCCTTTTACGTCTTCAAGAGTAATATCGATCGTAGGTACAAAATCTAAACCACAACTATAATTTATTTGTGTTATGCCTAATAATCCATTATCAACAGCACCAGGTACCCCATTTGATATTAAACTTTGACTATAATAAAAGTCTGCTGAATTATCAGGATTTACACTAACCGATTTTTTTGGTTGGTTAACACCTTTTCCAGTTAAAGTATTTTTTCCTGTTATTTCATCTGACCATCCATTGTCTAAAAATTTTTTAAACCCTGGATTTAAAAAATTAATTTTACCAACAGATATAGTTTTAACTGATTCGTTTAGTGAAACACCTAAAGCTAATTTAGTTCTTGGTAATACAGAACATTCTAAATTAGCATAGAACACAAGATTTTCGTGATCTATAAGTCTTTCTTTTGGTCTACCTTCTTCATCAATTATTTTATTTGGGTCAATTACTGATATGTTTTGGTAATCAAATTCTACTAATATATTTTCTCCGTTATTTACCATAATAGAATATGTGATTATCTAATTCGTTTTTATAATCCTGTAATGAAGTTAACAACGGATATGGAATTGTCAATACCGCACCATCAGGAATATTAAATTCAAGTCCAGTATATTGTGGGTTTGATTGTAAAATTAACCAACCAAAAAATGGGGAATTGTAATGTTGTTGAGACACTTTATCTAATCTAGACGTACCAACCTTATAAATATATCTTTTATCTGATGATTTTGATGGCAAATTAATATACGGAACAACGGTTTGTTTTCCGTTAAGTAAAAATGAATTATATCTATTATAATACTGTAACTGCATATTAATTAAATTTTATTTTACCATTATATTTATCATCAGTATTTAAGTTTTGTTTACTATATAGGTCTGATATTCTTTTTTCATACATTGAGTAACTTGGGTCATTTTTGTCTGTAGTATACCCTACTTTAACATCAAAAGGGGGTATTTCAAAATTTTGAAACTTTTCATATTCAGGACTTTTTTCATAATCATTAAATAATCTATTTTCATTTTCTTTTTCTGTTTTACATTGTTTTCTATAGTCGTCAAACCTATTTTTTAAATCAGATACTAATTTTGGGTTAGATTTTATTTTTTCTAATGAGGTTAAACTTTCTATAAAAGAAGTATATTTGTTATCATCTAACATTACATCAGACATTACCATATAAAATCTTATTTGTTCTGGGGTTGAAAATGATTTAAACCACCAAGTAAAATCTGGAAAGTTCATTAAGTTAATACTTTCACTATACATAATAGGGCTATTGTTCATAATATATCTGGCGGACATAACACCTAAAAATTCGGTGATTCCTGATGCAACATTAGTCTTATATACATTAAGTATTGAATCAGATACAGTTGTTGCACTAGATCCTGTAAAAATATAAACTTTTGGTTTACCAGTCTCTAATAATATTCCATCAATTTTTGATATAACCACATCAGTTTTTCTAAAAGTATAGTTTAAATTTTCTTGATAACTTGTAAGTTCGTTAATTGACCCAATAACAAAATTATTTATTTCACCTTCTCTATTTTTTAAAATATCCTCTAATTTATTTTTGACTTGTCTTTGTGCCGCATTAGTGTATTCAGTATTTGTATCGTTAACAATATTTTTAATAACGGGAGATAAGTCATTTTTACAATCGTCTACCGCATTATTAACAAGATTTTTAATTAATTTTTCAACACCATCAGGTTTACCATAAATTTTTAGTGGAAATCCTCCTCCCGTAAATTCATCAAGATTACCATTAGAATATTTACTTTTAAAATTAACAAGTTGTAATATTCCGTAATTAGAAATGTCGTTTATAGTTTTTAACTTGTTATATATTGTTGAAAAGAAATCTTTAGTTGATGTTGATAATTCACTAATAAGTCCACTATAATCTAATTCACCCGTCTCTATAGTACCATCATCGTTGGAACTTGCTCCAAGTATTTTTCCAATTGTTTCTCCTCCTTTTTGAGGTATATTGTTTGGTATGTCACCAACAGTTGGAGGAGAGGATGAATTAGGGACAAGTTTACCAACAATATCGTTATCCCTTTCCGATGTGTCTTCTGTTGCAACCGCCCTTTCATCATATATCTCAGTGTTTGCGTAGTAATTAAAAGATAATGCGTTTTGTAATTGTTCAACAGGTCCCGCTAATCCATGACCACCAATAAAATCAAATGATAAACTAATTTTAGCAATCATAGGTTGTACACCAATTCCTTCTGGATTTATATCAAAAAGTAAAGGATCGTAAGTTATTCCAAGACGATTTGGTATTATTTTAGTATGATAAAAATCTCCAATTCTTAAAACTAATACAGGCGGAGCACCAAATGAAGTGTTTAACGCATCATTATGTTTTGGTCTACCGTCAGTATCAATAACCGGAATTGTTTGTCCAGGTCTCATGCACTGATTTAAAAATGTTAATCTCGCATTTAATCCTTCAGGTGTGGTTGAGTGAAATGCCGGACTAAAATATTTTATCTTATCTTTAATACTATCGTAAACCATCGGGTTTTCTTTTTTAATAACCTCAAAATAATCACACTCACTAAATAAACTTCTTAATATTTTTTTAGAAATACCTTCTTTAACTGTTTTAAGAGGATCAACTTTTTTAAGTGGTTTAGGTCCTGGCGGTGTGTTGTTGGTTATTTTGGTGGTATTAGTACTACCATCTTCGGTTATTTTGGTGGTAATTTCAATTTCTGTTAGGGGTATTGTTTTTAATGTTGTTTCTATTGTTGTTATTGGGGCAGGATCTATAGTTATGTTTGCAATACGGACTCTTCTACATGACATTGCAGGAATAGAATACCATTGTGCCGTTCCACTTGGTTCTCCCCCTGAAGTTTTACTGATGTTTTGTGTACAATTAACTGAGTTGTATGTTATTGTTGTTGCACTATTAATAGGTATTGTTATTTCTTCACCATTGGAGTTTGGAATAAAAGTTAATCTTCCCTCACTTTCCAAAACAGGTACTGTTTTGTCTCCAATTGTTTTAGATCTAAACCATTGTAATACAGAATCAATTCTTCTTTTAGATAAATTTCTATTATATTCTACCTCTGCTGGTGCAGATGCGGATCCTTGTAATTCAATTTTAACTTTTCCGTTTTGAACAATAATTATTTCTTTTAACTTAGCTAAAAATTGATTACTTAGATACTGGTAGTTACCAATAATAATATCATTAAAGAAGTTTGGTATGACACTTTTATTTATATATTTTTCTGTCCCAACGTAAACATTAACGGGTGGTAGATTAACATAATTTGTGTTTCTAACTGAAAGGTATTGATTGTGCCAAAAATCATATGGTTTAGTTGCCGTAACCTTAGTAGTTGTATATCCCTCAGGATAATCATTGTCAAAATAAAAAGAATAGTCTATAAACTCCTTGATCTTTTCCATATTGACAATTTCATCAGTATTTTGACCATTGGTTAAAGTTTCATCGTTTGTAGTATTTTCACCATCTCCACCTACAGTTATTTTTACATCACTACCTTCAGATGACTCAGATAAACTAGTTGATTTATCTACACTAACATTTTTATAAATTTCACCTAATTCTTCTTCAGTTAATCTTGGTTCATTTAATAATTGTTGATAAGTATATAAATCACTAGTTGGTATGGTATTAAATTTAATTGCCAAATCATATAAATCATACTTAACACATCCCGCAAAAAATGAATTAATAATAGAATCAACTTCTTTTGAGGATTTATTTGATAATTGTTTTTCAATAATAGTATTCATTGCTGCTGGAGTATCGACAACTATTTTCCAATTTATACTTCCACTTCTACTTGTGTTTGAATAAGTGTATATTGGTTCCGGTCTACCTAAAAATTTAGTTGGGTTCCAATTAGCACTAGAATCTTCACTAAATGATATGTCGTATGGTGGAAACCACATTATTCTACCACCATTTGGTCCTTTTTCACAGGTTGGTAAATCATCATAAGTATATCCCGGTTGATCTGAAGTTCTCCAAGCTAAATTCTCCAATGAGAACATATATTTTTTTACTTTACTGTCAATGATATTAGTTGATCCAGGATTTCTTAATGGTGCAATATTTAAATTATACGTCCTATCAAGAACAGAATTATTGAATTTACGACCTGATTCTGTAATACCATCAGTTTTTTGTAAATCAGCATATGTTAAATATGGTGTATCTTTTTGGAATACTCGACAATATTCTCTACCTATCTCAGTTCCATCAACACCAATAGTACTATCTCCCGTCGAACTATCGTAGTAAGCAATAACTTGAGAACCTTTTGTCATTTCTTTATATCCATCATTGAATACTTTGGAAACTTGATTTATAGCATTACCCGCATGTTTTAATCTGGCCTGTCCACCAACATTGTCTGCGGCGTTTATTATTCTTTGAGTATTATCTAATATTGATCCTCCCCTAAATTCAATCTCCGTAGATAAATTTTGATCATATGAATTTTGAATTTGGTTAAACTCTTCGTCAATAATTTTATTTTCTCCACCAACCCCAACTTTCCATCCAGCATTTTCTTTATATTTTGGTGATGTCCATACAAAATTTCCATTTATACCCCCTTGATTAGAATATGATTCCGCCTGTAAACCAAAATTAATTTTACCTTCGTTACCCTCATAAAGTTTACCTAATTCAGAAGGTCCGTACACCAATGTTGATTGTTGTTTTCCAAGGTAATTAACAGCAACTTGATTTGCGGGATGAGTTATAAGTGACGGTTCAACATCTTTACTACCAACATAATAACCACCCCCACCATTAGGTCCTGCGCCAAATAAATTAGATATGACACTTGTAAATTGTTGTAATAGTGGTTTATCATAATTTGGTCGATATAAATTATATTCTAAACTTTTAAATAAAACAGATTGTTGACCATTACCAGTGTTTGCTAAAAATATTTCAGAAGGACTCCTAAAATTATTTAAAACAGAACCTAACGCTCCACCTGTTAAATTGTTTACAACGTTTAAGGCGTTTTGAGTTTGTGGTGAATATATTGGATCAGGATCATCAAAGTAATCTCCAGGAATAAATGATACAGGAAAATAAGTCCCTGTTAATCGATTTAAAAAACTTACAGCGGCTAACAATGGGTTTTCAGGTATTGTTATTTTCCAATTCTTAGTAAAGAATGGTTGTTGTCCAGTTGCCAACATGGAGGCACTAAAAGGATCTTGTAAAGTACTTAAGTTAATACTACCAAGAGTCATTTGATATATTTCTTGAGCTATTCTATCCTCAAAATACCCTTTTAATTGGGATGCCCCAATTTTTGCAAGATATGAATCTTGTGATAAATTACCCATATCCCCACTTGGATTACTTGAAAGTAAAATTGAATATGGTGTATAACTTGACGGAATGAAAATAGTTGGTACTCCATCGTAATATGGTAAATAATACTGTGAAGATAATTGTAGGTCGGTTATAATAATTAAATCTTTATAACCCCCTTCAGGTCCAAACATATTTCTAATATATGCCGCATCAATATAAAATTCATTAATTAAATCTAAGGCTGAATCTGTTGGATCATAAGGACCATTATTACTTTCAACGGGTAATGGTGATCCTGGAACACTATATTTACCTAAAAATCCTCCATCAGGTCCCCATTCATTTAATGGATATAAATTATTTGCTAATTGGTTTGTTGAAATTAAATTGTCAGGTGAATCAATAACATTACTATTGTTTAAAGGACTAATCTCATAAACCACATTACCAGATGGGGGGTTAAACGACCCTTCTACCTGATATGGTGGTAAATTTCTAGCTATTAATAAATCTCTAAAAGATGATGATGATGTAAATGATAAAACACTTTCTGGCATTTTTTTTTTCTTTATTTATAAATACCTTTAGTCGGTTTTTTTTTATTTAAAAATTGGTTTTTGACTATTTGATACTCTAATATTATCAATTCGATTAAGTAATTCTTGCATATTTTTTGTTCCATCAGGACCATTAAAATAATTAGATATTGCGGTATTAATATCTTGAATTGACTGAGTACTAATTTTATCATCAGCAATAACATTAAAATCAACGGCGAATTTATTATCAGTTGTTATTGTCATTGGTTCATAAGAAATAGCCAAGTTTGGGTTATTTAATGATTGAATTAAAGGTGTATCATCTCCTCCCATACCAAATATTGTAGGAATAGAAGTTTTTAATTCCTCAAAATAAGTTTTTGTCATTTCTTTAAAATCTTTAAACATATCTCCAATACCTAAAGTTTTTATAAACTCACTAACTTCATTAGCAACATAATCAGTTCCTGTTCTGTAATTCTTACTTTCTTTACCTTTTTGAGGTATTTGTTCGTCCAACATTTTTTGAAAAAAATTTAAACCACCTTTATATCCACCTTGAAGTGTGTTAGAACTTGCAATACCGTATTTAGCTGCTGACACAAAAGTATTCATAGATGATTCAATTCGTTTCAAATAAGTTAATTGATCTTTCGCAATTTCTTCCATTGATGCGTCATTACTTTTTTGTTGTTGTGCCAATTTTGCAACATCATCAGTACTTAATTCACTAACTAATTTATCTATATATTCTCCCGTTCCTTCTTCCTTACCATCTTTACCTATACGTGTTTCTTCTATCCTTACTTTGGCAATACCGTCCTTACCAATTTGTGCCATTGTTGCAATAAGTTCTCTATCTCCTTTGGTTGCAATATCGGTTGGGAATTTAATTTGTTTTAATTTCATTTCAAACATCCCCGCATTTACTGCCATTTTTTGTAATTCGCCGGCAGGTAATCCCATCGCCTTACCAATTTCGTCAATACGTCTTTTAGCTCCAGGTAATATTTCTATTTGATTATTCTCCTTATTGAATCTTGTAAACTCTTTTGTCATGTTTACAATTTGGTTTTGAAGTTCTGTTGGGTCATTTTGAGCTAAATCCATCAATCTTAATGGATCAAGTAATTGACTTGATGTTACACCTAATCTTTGTAGTGATGCCGCAAATTCAATTGCCCCTTCAGGATTAAATACTTTATCTACAACAGTAAATATTGCTGACATATCAACCCCCAATCTTGAAGCTTGTGCCGCCATTTTTGCTAATCCTTTAATCCCACCCTCAAAATTATAAAGGTTCATTTTATCTAAATTAGTAACAACACCCGCAGAAACAGCTTGAACTGTTACCCCTGCTTGTCTAGCAATTTTAACAACATCTAACATTTTAGGTTCAATACTTGCAATACTAACACCGACATCTCTAAATTTTTCCGCTAATTCACTTTGTTTTACTTTAGTTACTTCTGCGGTTGCAGCAAAACTAGCTAAAGAATCGGCATTCAACATAATATTAACATTCATGGTTTCTCCCAAACCTTGTAACGTTTCCGCAACATCACCAACTTTAAGTCCCATACCAACAAATTTGGGTATTGCGTCAGCAACAGTTTGGGTCAATTCTCCCGCTCTTTGTTTACTAATTCCAAAAGTTTTAACTAATTTACTTGCTTCTGAATCTAAGTTAGTTAATGCGGTAAGTAAACCTGTCCCAATTTGTTCGTTTATAGTTGCAATTGTTAATGAAACACCATCTAAAGGGTTTTTTAACGTGGTATTTACAATGTCTGTGATTTTATCAAGTGATATTAATGGATCATTGAGTATTGTATTATCAACAGGAGCTGTAAGTGTTCCGTCAGGAATTATGTCAGATTTTGGTTTTGGAGCCATATGTTGTTTTTATAATAAATATAAATTATTTATTTTTTTTGTGTTCCTCAATGATTTTATCAATAAGATATCTTCTCACATATGTTGGCATTTTTAAATACTCGGAATAAGATGTTCTTAACATCTTTGCCAATAAATAAAATTCGTCTAATATAAATTTTGAGTAATCAGAAGAAAGGCCGAAAAAATTCCACCCCAAAAGCAATGTTCACCATTACTCTTTCTCCTGACGGGGCGATAACTTCTTTTATTAAATCTAATCTTGGTTCATTTTCTAACATAAAGTTTTTAATATGTTTTGAATCCATTATTGGCATATTATCAATAAACTTAACAATATCACCCCTATTAGTATTACCATCAATATCAACAATCATATTACTTAATCTAAGAGTTGCAATAGGTGGTATTATTCCTGATGGATATCCACTTAAAGTTTTTTCAATATCAACAGAATCTCTCATAGTTAAAAATTTTAACGTAACATTAGATTTTGTTCTTGGTAATGTTGTTTTTAAATACCCATCATCATCAGGTTCAATCTTAATTTTTTTAATATTTAATTCATCAAGTAAAATTGTTGCATTAAATTCATTATTTGTTTGTGGATCAGTAACACTTACAACATATTCAGGACCAAAAGATGTATTTCTTAAAAATATTAATAATGCCTCAATGTCCGCATCTAAAAGATCTTCAGGTCTAATATCCGTTTCATATAATTTATTTCTTAATAACGGTAATACAATTGATTCCTTAATTGTTTTATTTGGGTTCATACTTAAAAGAGTATTTTCATCGGCAGCAGTTAAATAACCAATTTTAACACTTTTCTTTTTAGATTTATAATATTTACCACCCGAAGGTAAAGACACAACATCGTGAGGTAAATTAAAATCCATTTGACCATACTGTTTTGAATCGTTTTCCATAATTGTTTTTTTATTATAAAGATACTTTACTTATATTTTTTGTAAATATATTTATTTTTTTTAGTTAAAATCTTAATAATTAATATATTTTGTTATTTTAATAAAAAAAAATTCCCATACATATTAATATATGGGAATTAAATATCGTATCTATGAATAAATATATTTTAGTTTTATTTAAAAGAAATTAATAAACTAATATACAACGGTCCATACGAAGTGTTCCACTAATGTCCGCCAAAGCATCTTGAGAATATGATAATGTTCCAAAATTAACATCAGTTAAAAATGTGCCTTCTAATATCCATTTTTCTACAACAACTCCTGTTGGATCTAACATTTCAAGATCAACATTTTTTTTGTATCCTGCAGCATAACCCATACGACCTGTAACGGACTCAGCACATAAACGAACCCATTCCATTAAAGCTTGTGCAGCAGATGGTCCAATTGGGTCACGGAATTTAACTGTGATTGCATCCCAATTAAATCTACCAGCAACAAATGTTGATGTATTTAAGAATTGTATTTCGGTTGAACCGATTTTTATTGATGGCCTTGAAGCACTTTCCACAAACCACTCGTTGATACCCAAATCTGAAGGAAACCTTATAATAAACCTGTTCTGCCTTTTGGGTTCGTACGGAACTGGCATTTTCATTAACAAATCAGCCATAATTTTTAATTTTTAATTTTATGTTTATTTTTATTATAAATATACGATAAATAAAATTTTTCTATTTACTTTTATTTTTTTTTAAATAAAATATACTAGTACTAGCATTTATTATTAATATTTTGTTTTTATTCCTCTTGATGTTAAGTAAGTTTGTAGTATATTATCTTCTTTATCTTTAAAATAATCTTTCATACTAGCTACATTTTTTACATCATCATCTGAAAAACCAATAAATGGCTTAATATAATTATTTATTTTATTTTTTATTAAAGCTTTTTTCTGCAACTGGAGAGAAATTTTTTTAACATATTTAATAAATTCTTCCATAGCTTTAATTTTTTCTGGTTCTGGATTTGTTTCAGAACTCATTCCAAAAGAAACAGTGTGAAAACGACATAAATCTAAATATGATTTTATTAGTTTATCTTTAGATAATTTACCCTCATCCGCTAAATCTTTATATTTTAATAAATTTTTAACCAACTTATTTGAATCAATACCATTTTTGTTTGATTTAATTAGTTTATATATACCTTGTTTAATTGCTGATGGTGTGTGACCTCTTGCAGTAATTATAGAAAAAATGGATCCATTATTAATTGCTTCAACAAAATCATCCCATACTGGTCCTGTTGGTGAGACCATAACATCAATTAAAAATTGATCGTCATAAGTAACACCGAACTCGATATAAGCATCTTTTGCTGGTCCAACAATGGTATGTCCATTATATTTAAATAATTTTTTACCGACCATATCTCTAAATTCCGCAAAATCTTTTGTGGTCATACCTACTTTATTACCTTTATCATTCAAAAGATAAATTTTTGTTGGCATATACATTAAATTATCATCCCAATCAAATGAATAATATTTTACTGCCGGAATTAAATCAATAGGATTAATTTTCATTGTGTTTATTTTTATGTTGATAAATTGTAAATTGGTCGAAGTCTCCTTCTCTATCTGCATATTTGAAGTCAATATGACTTAACGTATTCTTTCTTTCTTTTATTATGTTATTAACAACTTTATTAAGATTTACAATTGTACCGTCAAAATCTGCAAACCCTTCTAAATCGGAAATTTCTGTATTATTTTGAAATTCATAAATCATTAGTTCGTAGTGAGTTTCATCGTAATCCTTTGGAATTTTACTAATACATTTTTTTATTAGTACTTTGTGTTCTGATGTTATTTTCATAGTTTTTTTCTTTATGAAAACAAAGGTAATAAAAAAAAGGAGAACTTGCCTCCTTTTTTTTATTTTTTTTTCATTTTAATAATTAAATATCTTCAAATGAAGCTCCAGTTGGTGTTATATAGAATGTAATATCTATAAATTCTAAGGATCTTGTTGGTTTAATATAAATTTTACCTGTCATTTGATTTCTATCTAAGTCTGCTGTGTCAGAAGAAACTGTAACTCGGAAATCATATAAACCTCTATCTCTTCTAATAGCGTCTAATATTGGATTTACAGAGTTTAAAAAGTCTTGTCTAACTTGTTCGTCATTTTGATCAAACAATAACCTTACAGATACTGCTGAGATTAATTTACGAGCTTGTAATAACAATCTTCTCACGTTAATTCTATCAAGAGCTGATTCTCTTACTTGTAAAGTTTTATTACCCCAAATTACGGTTCCTACATCAGAGAAGGTTGCAATTGGATTAATTCTTCCTTGGTAAAGAGTATCTCTATCTTCTTGAGTTAATTTTTTACGTGCTTTAATTGAGTTTACAATACCTCTTGTGTAACCTGCCGCTGCAAACCAAGGGAACGCAATATTATCTGTTAAGGCTAAATTTCTAGTTACCTCAGCAGTTGCCGGTATATATATTTGTGTATTGTTTACACTATCACGAGTTAACACCCAAGGATAATAAGTTGCGGTATAGTTAGAATCAATTCCTGTTGTTTCTAAATTATCTACCGCTTCTTGAGGATAAATAATACCATCATTACCTGTAGTTGTTGGTAAAAACATATTATAGTCGGGAGTTGTTGTAATATAAAGTGAATCCGCCCTATCATTTTCGATTATATCTATTGTTGATTCAACTAAGTCACTATTATTAACATAATCAATACCCGGTGAAACAAACACATTAATGTTAACCGCTTCAGGATTAGAGAATGTTTGAATTCCTAATAAATAAGCGTAGTAGTCAGTATTTGCAAAATCTTGAGTTCCATCACCAACAGAAATTTGTTTGAATGCTCCCCAACCAACCGCATTTGGATATCTGTTATCAGGACACGCTCCATTTAAATAACCAGATCTTCCTAAAACATATCTATCACTGTTAGTTCTATGTTCACGATATATGTCCCAACCATCGTAACCCCCTTGTACCAAGAAAGTAAATTTTCTTGAATAAATTCTATAATAAGGACTTGTCGGGTTATTAGGTTCAGATGAGAAATTTGCCGATCCTACATTAAATTTAGGTGTTCCTGATGTTGTAAAGGCATCTGAAATAGTTATTCCTGAAGCATCTTTATCCATGTGGAAACCTTTTGATTTATAACCCCAATCAAGACTTTCAAGATCACAAGTTGAGATTGGATTTCGTTTACCAATATATTCAAAATAATTACCATCCCAACTATTATTATTAGAAATACCTAAATAGGTTCTTCTAACATTATCTCCACCACTTTGAATTGGTGTTCCAAATGGAGGATTAAAGATAACTTCTCCAGGAAAATCGTATTTTGTTTTATAAACAGGAAATGGTGATCTTGCGGTACCATAAATTCTAAAATTAAACCCGTCAAAACCACAAGGAAGTGCATCAACAGGAGCGTCTTCATTCATTTCTACCATAACATATTTAGAGTTAAGTTGGTATTCACCATCTAACGAACCTGTCTTTTTTGCAATAAAATTATTTTGACTTGGGTCCATACTACAGTTAGTAAATTTCTCAATCACAACTGGATTTGCATCCGTATCATAATAATCACGAATAAACACATCAAATGTTTGATTTGAAAACGAAATATTACCAATTGATATTTTTATTTCGTAATTAGCCGAATCACCATCTGAAATTGTGTAAAATTTAAATAGGTTATAAACTTTTGTACCTCTAAGTTCAGAAACAACCCAAGGAGAACTTGGTGTTTGGTATTTATCTAAATACCAACCAATAGAATCCGAAGCATTACTTTGTGCAGAATTTAAATCTATTAATGTTGGACTTAATCCTTTAATAAATCCTTTTCTCCAACCATAGTTTAATAAAGCCTGAAACCTTTCTTCAGTAAATAAAGGAACTACTGTTCTTGGTTTACCAAAATTATCTGTACCAAAAACTTTTGTTATATATTGTGAGTCACTTGTTGCAAAAGAAGTTTCAAAGTTAAAATTAACACCATCATCATTAGTAACATTTACTCCAAATGGTAGATATGGATTTTGTAATACTCCATAATATTGTCCTGTCATATCTAAAACTACGTTTGCCAAATTAGACACTTCGTAAATTGGGTTATTACCATTTGAATATGTTGATATACCTCTTGATCTAAATGTTGCTACAACTAAATCATCATAATTTGTATATGATGTTCCAGTATAATAATAAATTATTCCTTGGACAGTTCCCGAAAAACACTCAACAGGTATGGGTATGGTTGTTGTTGTTGTTGTTGTTGGAACAGGAATAACACAAGGGTCGGTTGTTGTAGTTGTTGTTGTTGGTGCAGTAGTAGTTGTTGTAACCGGAGTAATGTTAGTTAAACCTTGAATAATTGACCAAAATGAAAATCCTGTATAACTTCCACCACCAACATTATCAAATAATGAATAAAACCACGGTGTGTTTGCACCATCACATAAATTATTACCACTAAAAGGTATTGATGGTACACCATAAACGTTTGTTGTTGCGGTGAATG